CCCCTTACAGTTAAGGAGGCAAAAGTTGATACACCAATGGTTCCAACTCCAGAAACAATAAAATTATCTGTTTTTGCAACTGATACAAATTTTTTACTAAAGTTTTCATTATGAAAAATATTGAAGTCAAATCCCACTAATGAAACGTGAGACAAATCAAAAACTAAATCAGTATTTTTTGTTACTTTTATTTCTGGATTTATAAGACTAATCTCTTGAGTATTACCACCAAGAGACTGAGTGTTTATGACTTCACCATTAGTAGAGACAGAATCGTTATATGATTCACAAAGACTTACTACATTATTGTTAATTTTTTTAATAAAATAAACATTATCATCAAGTAAACCAACAGGTGCATTTCCATTACCAGTATAATGAACTTTATCCCCTGACTTAAGATTGTGATTAGGGAGTGTAATAGTATCATTTTCTGTGCTAATTCCTAATGTGCTAAATCCAAGAGGATTTACTAATAATAATCCTTTTGTAGAATTATATCTTATTATTGTAGATGTAGTGACACTAGTTGTTCCAAATCCAACTGGTAAAGAACTTGTTTTGATATTCGGTTTTACATTAAGAGTTACAATATCACCATCTTTCAACTTACTGGAATTTGCTGTTGATACTGTAGTTTTGAATTGGTTAATTAATGCTGTTTCTTGAGAGTATTGAGAGGTAAATGAATATTCATAATTAGCACTTCCATTTGATAGGAAATATACTCCTCCACCACTTGATATTCCAGCAATGTCAGTAGAAATACCAATTAAATCTTTTGATTTATTGATTATATAAACTGAAGGAGTATTAGAAACTGAAAAGAATTGAAAAGATGGTGTTCCAGTTATACTGGGTGAATAAGTTATATCACTAGTGCTTGCAGGTCTACTAAAAGTTACTCTATCTCCAGTCTTAAATGGATGATCTGGAAGGTATATACTTTGAGTAGGTATAGAAACAGTATATTGCGTATCCCCTATATTGTAAGATTTACTTATCGTTGTCCCAGGTGTGGTTCCAACACCAACCGATAAAATTGGATTGAAATAAACTACATCATTTAAGGTTGATGAAAAACGTTGTATTTTTTTCGGAATAGTAAAAGAATCTGGAATAAAATATATCGGAGTTGGAGATGTATGTGAAGTCGCTATTCCAGAATACCGTTTTACCCTAATAAAACTACTAAAAATATTTAATACGGTTAGTATTTCAGATTCTATTTTTATACTACTCCCAATAGAGATATTGGACGGAATATTAGAAACCGAAATATCTGTGTGTATTCCTGTAGAAGCATAAGTGCCTATATCTTCAGATAATATTGAAGTATAAGTTGTTAGTCCAATCCTATAAGTTCCACTGATTTTTGACAGGGATGTACTGACTCCTGAAATAGTAATTTTATCTTCATTTATAAAATTGTGATTTGGTGTAATTGTTACTTTTACACTATTACCATTTTCCCAAGTTAGTTTTGCATTTTCATATGTAACTGAAGTAGTGGCTATACTTGTGATGGTCTCACCCTCAACCTCAGTAATCTCTACAACAAGATCTTCTGACTTACTTGTGGAAAATAAAAGTTGATCCCCAACTTTATAGTTATTTCCCGAACTAACAATATCAAAACCATCTACATTTCCAGAAAATACTGACTCAATAATGGTTTTTTGATTTACAATCTCATTAGACTCAATAATAAAATCATTACCAGCATAATTATCACCAATTTTATATGGATGCGTATTTCTTATTAGATTGCTAGCATTAAAATCAAAAGATTGATCTAATAAAGTCTCTTCTGGATTATAATATGATCTATAATGATTACCAATGAAGTATGGAAATCTACCCACATACTGTCCAGATGGATTCTGTTCTACAGTAGCAAAATATGCATAAACCCCCTTTGGAAATTCAGGAGTTTTACAATATCTTCCATTATATTCATCTAAATCACCATTTTCAGTATATCTATAATCTTCAATAAAAAATCCAGAGCTAAATCCAACAGGTCTATTTTCTACATTAGTTGCACTATAAGAATATCCAGGTATCATCAATCTTACACTTGAATTAAGATTACTTGGATCATCATGTCCATATGGGCCATATATTGGATTTCCGTCATAGGACCATCCAATAATAGGAGAATGATTCACTCCATTATCATTGAAATAATTAATTAAATACTGATTATATCCAACAACATAGTATTGTAGATTACTTTTACTTGATAAAACAATATCACTAGCGGGAGATCTATATAATGTGTCTTGAATACCATATTCGTATGAACTATTAACAGTAAGTTCCCTAATTCTAGAATCAAATTTTGCATTTTGACCCGCAGATTTCACCAAGATTGATGTATCAGTTGTAGAGTATCCAAAACCTGGATTTACCACTATTACACTACTAATTTTTTCATTTTGAACAATAGCTCTTAGTGTACATCCACTCCCCGATCCATTAACTATTATATCAGGAACAGAAAAATATTCTTGTCCTCCATATTGAACTTGTACATCGATAATTTGACTATTTACAATAATTGGGCTCAATTGTGCAAATTTTCCATTTCTGACTATTATTTTTGGATTATTATTTACATTTATAATACTAGAACCATAATTAGATCCATTTTCGTATAGATAAACATCCGTTATTTTACCTCGAACAACAGGTGTTGCTGTGATACTACCCTTTACTGGTAGAGTTGTTCCTATACCAATTGATGAAAAATTAACTGATAATGAAAGTTCTGGATATGAAAATATTTGATATCCTGCTGCAGTTGAAACTCCTGTAAATTGCACATATTTTCTTTTATTGTAATTTGTTTTATCTGTGCCTCCTATTCCAGCATCACAAATTCTAAAAGAATCATTATTCGTTTTTAATACATAATATTGCTTAGATGTAGATAAACCAGTTACGAGAGTTGATATTCCAGTTGTTAGATTTGGTTCATAATTATAATTAATTAAGTCACCATCTAAAAATCCATGATTCTTAAAATTAATTGAAAAATCTGTTGGAAGGATTTGATTAGGTTTTACAATTAATTTTCTATTTTGAAATCCACTTCCTGGTTCTATTACTTTTATTTCTGATAAGGTTTTTTTAGGTAGTGTCTTAAATTTATGAATTCCAGTAGCATTTTCTGTGGTAAACCCAATAGTATTGATACCAGTAAAAACATCAATAGAACTATTATGTAATTTAATAGTTCTAATATTCAGTACTTTTGGATAATAAATTTCATTATTGAGTAATGTTTTATATTGTATAAAATTAGAACCATCAAAACTTCCTATTCCTATAGAAAGATTCAGGTTATTATCATAAATTATCGGTTGCCCATCTACAAAACCATGATCAGATTCAAATGTTATTGTCTCAGAATCTGTATTTAAACCACCACCATCAGTAAAATTTCTTCCATCAAATAAAACCTCCCTTGTAAAAGTTTTTATAACAGGTTTAAACACTGCCCCGCTTCCGTTTCCACCACTATATCCAATAGATATTGAAACATCAATATCAAAATCTTGTCTATCCACATAAACTTTTTCAATAGAACCACTAAGAACTGGTTGTAGTTTTGCTTCACCATAAGATAGATCTAATTTTGGTGGATTTAAGACATCAAAATTTTCCCCACCATTTAGGACCGTAACGCTATCTAGTGGACCATAATAAACTTTATCGTTAGTTTTATAATTGAAAATTTCAACTCCATCTTTTAATATTCCTACAGGTCCAGGAATTGTGCTAATTTTATCATTAGATCCAATATCTGGATTTACTCTTATTTTTCTAAAAATACTTTGTGGAGATATTAAGTCTTCTTTTTGATCGTAAAGTATAAATTGATGTGTTCCAGGTGGTATAATTTTTTGTTCATCACCAAGGAAAACAACATCGGATGTTCCCACAAATGATAGTGATGAATAAAGTTTTATTGATTTTTTATTCGATAAGACCTCAACAAAATATGATGTTTCTGAGGTCAATCCAATAATTGGATTCCCCGAACATTGATAGTAAACTCTATGACCTGATATAAAAGATACTTCATTTGCAAAATCAATTGCGCTCGATTTTCCTTCATCTGGATCAAATCCAGACAATGAAACTGGATTATACTTAAATGTTTTTGTTTCTATTGCGTAAGATGGTAGAGAATTTGCAGCAACATAAAGATTATCTATAAAACTATCATCTTCACTTGTATCAGAATAAACATTTTGAACATCTGAAAGTACATTTGGAGAAAATTCCAGAGGTATAAATGTTGAACTAGATTTCTTTAGTTTTCTCCTAAGATCATATTCTAATGCAGTTGTTCCTAATCCAACGCATGAAGTATCTAACGTAATTTCTTTGCCTACAATGTCTACGATTCCTACATTTTGATATCCATTCACTATATTTTGACTATTTCTAATTAAGATTTCGACAGTATCACCTTTTTTCAGACTAACATCTTCAATATCACTTTTTGTTACTAAGGTATTACCAGATGAGTCGAAAGTATCAATTTGATAACTCGATCTTGTATTGTAAATCCAACTGTTGGATAATATCTCCTTATAAGTTGGTTCATCTGATTTCTTAATAACCTCTCCCAAGTAATTAATATAAATTTCATCACCTGGAATAAAATCATACTGAAACTTGTTAGAGATAGTCAAATCTTTCACAACTCCAGTTATTCTCAATTCTACTTTTTTCGAAGTATCTCCATTCTCATAACCAAAATATATTTCACTAGTTCTAACGATGGATTGGGTTGGAATAGATATACCTATAGAAGAGTTTCCTGAGGTGGAACATCCAAAAAACTGATTTACACTTTTACTGGTATAAAAAATTTCATGTTCTTGGCCAGTGCTTTGATTTTTATAAAATATACTTCCACTATTTGAAAAACCAATCGTTGAATCTACTGATATAATTGTTGATCCTGGTTGAATTAATTCTAAAACTTTAGTGCTGGGTGTAATTGTAAAATTCCCAGTTATATAAGATGTGGCATCATCATACCCCACAAAAATAAGCAATTTATAATATGTTTTATTACGTCTTGTTATAATTTCAACTTCAGAAATTGTAGCTGTGGTTTTTTCATCACCTTGTTTCTTAATTGTTTGTCCTATAAGATTAGTTGGTTCTCCAGACAATCTTTCTGATAAAGCAATTTGTCTTCTAACATAGGATGCAGAAGATGATTTAATTAAATACTGTTCTAAATTTATTACTTTAGGTGTAACTCCAAATAATACATTAAAAAGTATTTTAAAAGATTCTATTGTCCCCTTAGATCTATAAAAAGATTTTGCCTCTTTTATAAAGTTACCTACATTCAAATTAGAAACAAAATTAGTATCTTCTAGTCCAGGAGTTAGAGAATACTTAATTTTTTTATAAAATTCCTGTAAGAAAAGAATACTAAGGTTCGTTACTTTAGAATTAGTATTATGTGTTGATTTTTCAGTTGATTCGAATATAAGTTCTTCTTTGTTTACATCTTGATATAAGTTAGTAACTCCACTAAATCCTCTAATACAACCAGTGAAAGAGTTTGTAGTTATACCAGTATATGTAATAATTTCATCGTCTATCTTAATTAATCCGTATTTTTCTGGAAATCCTTTTGTACTTGCAACGTTAATTGTTGCAGCAGAGATAGTGGTAGAATTGGTAGTCGTTGTAAATCCAATAACCACCTCTGGAGTTAGGTTATCTAACTTTAGATACTGATCTAAATTATCTGTAATATCAACTGGTCCACCAGTATGTTCTTGTGATATGTAATATTGTTTTAAGAAATCAGATGTTTTTGGACTCTCATCCAAAATAAACTCTGGAAGTTGATTTTGAATAATTTGTTGAATCTTAATTCTAGTTTCAAAACTAGTAGATATCATATTACTGCCTCTTTAATTGCCCATTAGAATAACTTGACCTGTATGATTCCTTAGAAAATGTTACACCAGAGATATCATCTCCAGAAGATATTACATCTCTTATCATATTTATTTTACTTTTTGAAATATCAAATGATAAGTAGATATCTTTCAATCCAATAATATCATTTGACTCTGGAAATGCCTGTATTTCAATAATGTCATTTGCAACTTCTGTGGAAGTAAAATAAATCGTATTAATAAGTATATCACCCTTTTCATAATTTATAGTTCCAGCAGGCGCAACTATATTTACTGTTGAAGTACTATTGTTAATAGAATCTGAAAACTTAGCCAATAATAAAGTTCCAGTTTTTCCGTCATCATTTGGTTTATCCGTAAAATATACAATATCTTCTTCATCCTTTATTTTAAATCCAGTTGATTTTATATTAAATCCATTTGGATTTACATGGAACTGA